ATGGCGGGAATGCCGACAGATATGGCGGTAGATACGACAATGGCCTATCACGATAATGAGGCGCTTAATGTCATAGAGAACGCCGGTGTAGGAGAGGATCTTGACGCTTACGCCAAAGAGACTGATCTGACTCGCATAATGCTGGAAGGTTATTTCGAGTGGTTACAGAATGAGGGTGTCGATGAGGGTCTAACTGTAACAGGATCTGAAACATCCGTGAATCTTAAGACACACATATTCAATACCGAAGTCTTCATACTAGCCAAGTTAGATATAAGGATACGGCGTGAACTAGATGGTGCGGTCCTATTCATGGACCACAAGACCGCACAAGAGCTAAGCACACCGTTAAAGACCATGCACCTGAATGAACAGTTCTTACACTATGACTGGCTTTTAAGACAGGTAACTGGAGAGCGTGTGGACGGTGGTATGTTCAACTTCCTACGCAAGGTAAAGCGCACTGCTAGCATGAAAAGTCCGGCGTATGGTAGACTGGAGGTCCGACACAATGATAGGGAGTTAGATGCATTCGAGAAGAGGTTACGTGGTGAGATACGGGCTATCCTATCGCTCCGGCAGGCACTGGATACAGGGACAGATCCACTGACCCTTGTCTATCCGACACCTACCAGAGACTGTTGTTGGGACTGTCCCTTCGTACAGATATGTCCAATGGTCGATAGACAAGATGGAAGCGCAGAAAGAGTTATCGAGCTAACCATGCGTAAGGTCGATCCCTACGAGAGGTATGACAAATGACAACGTTAACACAAGTGGTGCATGGGGAGCCCGGAGTTGGCAAGAGTTGGTTTCTCCAATCCTCACCCGAACCACGCCTTACGCTGGACGCTGATCTCGGCTCTATGTACCCATGGCGAATGGTGAATGGTAAGGCGACTCGCCAACGTATGGTGAAGTGGAATCCCCGAGAGGCGCCTCCTGAGGTAGGAGAGTACCGATGGGATGAGAAGACCAGGCAGAATGTACCCTGTCCTGGCAAGGGTAACTGGCAGACATGTAATGTAGACATCCTAGACTTCACCGCAATAGACAAGGCTTACGCCTGGTTGAATGCGGGTATGCATCCATTTCGCAGTGTAGGTATGGATTCAATCACCTTCGCTCAGAAACGATGCAAGGATGCTATAGCGTCCGAGCTAGTTACCGTTACTGACCGACAGTGGGGAGATCTCCTACGCAAGATGGAACATATGATCCGGTACTATTGCGATCTCCGCAGCAATCCAATCAAGCCGATAGAGTGCATTACATTCCTGGCACTCACTGTAGAGAAGGGCGGTATCCGTAAGCCAGCCATAGAGGGTGGACTGAGCACTAGCCTCCCGGCCATCATTGACTTAGAGGGTTACCTGTTTGTTCACTTAGATGAAGAAGGTGCTGAACGTCGTATGTTACAGATCACCCCCTATGATCCAACGTTCCAAGCTAAGGACCGCACTCACGTTCTTAGCGTCAAGTACGGTCCATTCATAACGGATCCTGATATAGAGCAGATGTTACAAGTTAAAGAAGAGGGAGAACAAGAGTAGATTTAGAGTCTTTAGAGTTTTTTAGAGAAAGGAAATAGAATGCAGATAACAAGTCCAAAGAAAGCTGCTGAAGTGTTCAATGAGTGGCTGCGTCAATGGCAAGAAAACCCCACACTGTTCAGTCGTACAGAAGATGAAGCTACAGTAGTTTCCAGTCAGCCTCACTCGTATGGTGAGCGTTGTGTCTACACATTCAATCGTATAGCAAGGGAGATAGAGAATGGCTAAAGCCACTATTGGAGAGCTACAGGTTCTAGGTGGTAAGGGCTTCGAGCCGTTGCCGGATGGACCGTATGTTGTCGAAGTAACCAATGCCGAGTTTGTCAATAAGCCCGGTAAGAACCAGTACTTCAAAGTAGAGTTCACGGTTGCCGAAGGTCCGTATAAGAACCGCAAGCTTTGGGATAACATCACACTTGCAGAGTCTGAAGGTTCGGCAGGAGTCTTCTTTGGCAAGATGAGAAACCTCGGCCTTGGAGAAGACTTTTGGGTGCCATACCAGCAGAAGGAAGGATTGGATGAGGCTGCGCCATACGTATGTCAAGCCCTTATCGGAAAGCCTGCTGTAGTCCACACTGAGATACGTGAGTATCAGGGTAACTATAGCAACAGGATCAAGCGCCTCGTAAGAGCTGGCGGTACACTTAACCCGTCTGTGCCTACGATACCGCTGGGTAGTGCATTACCAACTACACCAGTACAAAGTGTGCCTAGTATTCCTACTACAGGTATGCCCAACCTACCGCCTGGTTTGTAATGGCGCTGTTGTGCCAATGCAGCCACCCGCAGAAGGCGCATACAATGTATGGTAGTTATTGTTCAATGGACAATGGAAATAGTGATGGTCGTCAGTGCAAGTGCAACGGTTACAAACCGAGCCCATTAATGGGAGAAGAGGAAATAATAGATGAAACTCCCAGCCCCTATTGAATACATACCATGGCACCTTCGTTCAGATCGGCAGAAACTAGCAGATATTGAATACGATATGGAAATGGGTTATATTGGTGGAGATTGGGTATTTCAAAGAATACCGTGGCTAATAGAGCAGGCTAAGAAAGTAGTTACCAAATGAAAGTTCCATCCCCTATTGACTATGATCCTGCGGCCATAAAGACCTCTGTCTCGTTGGCCGGTATCATCATGGCCTTAGGTATAGACCTGTCTCTTGAAATGAATGGAGATTTTACCGGACTGTGCCCATTCCACGATGACCATGAGCCTAGCTTCTCGGTCTACATGAATGAGAAGGGTGAACAGAAGTGGGCATGTCATCCTTGCCAAACATATGGGGATGTGTTCGACTTCATACAGCAACTACAGCACTGCGACTTTGCAGAGGCTAAGAGAGTCGTCCTTGAGTTACGTGATAGTGGAGTGTTGCCCGACGCTCCATTATCCGTGACCAAGCGGCGAGCAGACCCTAAGGTGTTAGAGCGGCTGCTTAATCGATCCAAAGGTCTTGTCGGTGTACTGCCAGAACTGGTAGAAGACAGAGGGATCAATGTCCCGTTCGCATGGATACGTGGCGAATGGAACTGTACTGATGATGGTGCATATGTGTACATACCTCACTACGATAAGGATGGTGAGTTAGTTGGACTTAAACGACGCTGGCACCTGGACTGGTCCCCTATTGCCGAAGCTGGATCGGACCTTTCTAATCTATACGGCACTTGGCGAGATCGGGGACGGACAGACGTTGTTCTATGTGAAGGTGAAAGCGATACTTGGCTTGTGTCATATCTTCTCCGTGACTCCCCTATTGAAGTACTCGGACTCCCTCATGGTGTGTGCGCTCCGACATCGGAGTGGATCACCGCTCTCACTGGTAGAACAGTCACAATACTCTTTGACGCCGATGAGGCTGGACGTAAAGCCGTGGAGTCCTGGTGTCTCCAGGCCGGGCCAGTTCTTGCCCTCAAGGTCGCCATCTTACCTGATGGAACTGACTGCAATACGGCAGGTACCGAGAATGTTCGAGTTGCTATAGCGGAGGCTAGAGTCTGGAACGACATAAGCAACCTGCCCATAGGAATAGCTGGCGACAAGTACGTACACACAAACAACGCTAACCCACCTATCATAACTCCAGTATCAGACTTCATCTTCGATATCAAGAGATTGGTAGTTATGGACGATAACATGATGTTCGAGGTAGAAGTGCCTGGTAAAGCCGAGCGCCAATACCTTACAGGTGACGACTTGTGCGGCGTAAGCCGCATGCGTCAGTGGACTACTAAGCGACTGCTGTCTTGGAAAGGAACTGACCGCAATCTTACAGACCTACTAGAGCTATTGAAAGCACAATCAATGATAGTACCGCAAGTAAAGGGTGTCGATGTTGTCGGACTCCATAGCGGAGTATTCGTGCTACCTGATAAGTGCTTAGGGTCTAGCGGTTGGGGATACGTTGCACCTAATACCGACATTCACTTGAAGGAGTTTCTACATATAGAGGACGAGCCATGGGATCTGAACATTCTAAAGAACTTAGCCTTACTTCACGACCCGCAAACGATAACGCCTGTCCTTGGTTGGATAGCTGCCGCACCCTTCAGATCTCTATACGAGCAGTTCCCGATATTGAGCGTTACGGGTGGGAGCGGTTGGGGCAAGACCACTATTCTGCACACGATCCTCAAGTCATTCGGTTTTTGGGTCAAGTCGCCGCCCACTCTAACAGGGTCAACCGCCCATGCGATCTTGTCATATGCTTGCAGCACGAACGCATTACCTATTTGGTTTGACGAGTTTAGACCGGGTGCTCGTCTAGAGGCTCGCATGGCACTAGAGCAAGTAGTCCGTGATGCCTATGACGGTAGCTCGACCATCAAGGGTGGCCTATACGAAGACCGTATGAAGATCAAGACTATGCCTGCGTGCGCTCCACTGATAGTAAGCGGGGAAGATGCCTTTAGTGAGACATCGCATGTCGAACGTATGGTCATGGTGTCTATGCCGAAAGAAGGTAAAAATGTCAAAGCCTGGATGGATTGCAGTACAGCTAAGGTTGGGGGATTGGGATATGCGTACCTCACTTGGTGCCTTAAGCAAATACGATACAATAGCCTTATACAGCTTCCCCACTTGCCGGATAGAGGCGAACATTCGTTGGCGGTGGCAGAATGGGGTTATGGGTTACTATCCACTTTCTGTGAAGAGGTCTGTGGTTACGAGCTTACCCCGCCATTTGACGGAAGTCTTTGTAGACAAATGCAGAAAGCTACTAAGGACCGACCAGTTATCCTAGAGGCTATAGACCTTACACGAGGATTAGAAGATCAATACGGCAAGTACATTACTTGGATTGACGGGGACGGTACCGGCTACGTGAAGCCTCAATCTCTGGTAAAGTGGGCGGCAGCGCACTCGGACATCCGGCTACCCGGCGGCTCGAAGGCTATACAAAGGTGGTTAGAACAGATGTACAACGCAAAGTCCACACAACATGTAGTCCATGGCAGGTGCTTAGTCATACAAGGACTACGAGAAATATTGGAGAGAGCAGATGTTGATAACTCTAACGCAGGATAAAGTGAACTAGGAGATACATGTGAAGATCACAACTGATGACAAAGAAGACTATATCAATGGTCTATGCTGGAGTCTTGCTTGGGAGATCAGTAAGAGAACCGGTCTACCCATCACAACTGTAGGAGCTACTGGTACGTGGTGGCCATATAAACACTGGTATCATGTTGTCGTTCATATAGGATATAACAAGTACCTAGACATCAAGGGAGTCAGTACCAAAAAGAAGTTACGTTGGGATTGGGGAGATGAAGTCAGAGATCATGGTACCTTCCCAACCCTTTCAGAGTATATCTATTACCTAACAGATGACCAAGGATTCAATGACCCTGATACTCA